CTCCATACTTAGTCTGTAGATCGTATAAGAAACCAGCTCCCTTTTTACGAGAGTCCTCTTTGCCTTCAGCTCCCATGGACTGACCAAGTCCTCTTACAGTTTTGGCATTAACTACAAACTCACCATCAGATAACATAGCCTTTACATCATCAGAAGTTTCAGTTCCCTTACCTTCTATTTTTCCATTTTTTCTCTTAAATTCTTTATAAATTTCCCCACCAGAAGCTTTACCACCTTGGTTAGCTTGTCTTGTAGCTTCAGCTTGTTTTTCAGCAGCTTTTTCAGCTACATCCAAACCTCTTGATTTTTGATAAAACCCAAGTTTTCCGGCTTTATCTGATTTCATCATACCAAATCTACCAGCTCCAGCAGCTCCTAGCATTTTAGCCTGTTGGGCAGCAGACCCTGCACCTTGAGCAGCAGCAGCTCTTTGTCCTGTTGACATAGCTCTTTGCAATGCCCTTAAACGTTGAGCATCTTGCCCTCCCTGACCCTTCATTTGAGCTACATTTGCTTGCATACTTGCTTCAGCTTGACGCCTAGCTGCAGCACCTGAGCCTACATCTTCAGCTAGTTTTTTTTGTTTTAAAAACATAGCTTGTTGTTCAGGGTCATAAAGGTCCTTCATGGATTCTTTTTTCCATTCACCTTTTTCTATAGCAGCAGATTGTTTTGCTTGATCAGCTAACCACTGCTTTTTTTTCATAGCCTCTTGAAATTCTCTTTGTCGTCTTAGTTCTTCAGGTGTAGGTGGTTTATATCCTCCACCTCCACGGTTACGAGAACTCTGGTCTGTACTTTGATATGTAGATTCCCCAGGATTACCATAACCTTTAAAAAGCTTAAGTGGTCCTGTCCGATAAGGTCGAAGTTGGATGGGATTATAAAGTTTTTTTCCTACTAATTTCATAATTAAATCCTACAATTTTAAAGCGTCCTTTACGCTTATAGTAAAATAAATATTGTCGTTTTGGGCTAAAATTACGTTACCACCATTTTTCAAATATAAGTCCATAAGATAATTAGCATTTAAATGCTTTACATTAACTACACCTGTTAATTGGTATAGATCAAAAGCTTTAGCAATTTCAGCCATTTGGACCATATATTTTTTACCATTATTATTACCCCTACATTCAGGGATGATGTAAGCATTTTCAATGTAGAGACATTCTTCTTTAAGGCTATATTCATAAAAACCCATCTCATCTTCTACAACTGTGTTACCTTTACTTTCGTTGATATAATTTGCATATAAAGACATGTTTACTCCTTGTCCTAGTATTATTAAGTAGTTTTGAATATTCTACTTTGTTTAATTTTGTATTCTGTTCCTCTAGAGCCAGCTACAAACAATAATTGAGAGAGGTTAACACCCCTACCATTTTGACCTGCCTGTTGAACAGTTTCAATCTTTAACCTCATAGCCTCGCATTTTTGTTTCTTAAAGTCAACTCTTATTTGATACTGCATTACGTTTTTTCCACCGAAGGCTATTGCAGTGGTATAACTTCCAGTTGTTCCACCAGGGTCTCCATAGAACCCTTTTGTCATAGTTCCTGTAGAGGACATGGAAACTCCAGGGTCACCATACTCATAAACTTCTGTATAATCTGTCACATCTACCAAAGAACTTTCTACATAATCATCATTATAATCATAAGCTACACTGATCTTAAGTCTATGAGGAGTAAAATAATCTCCTAATAAAAGCATCCTATAAACTCTAATGGCACTTTGAGCTGCTACAGGATTCATCCACCCTGTTTCAATTATCATTGGAATAGGAGTATTGTTATCAGTATAACTATTATAATTTTGTTTATATAACTTATTCCCACCACCACTCTTGTGGACATAATAATAAATGTCGCCAATCATAACAGAAGCTTCTCCTCTATGATTAGTGTAAGTAGTCCAGAATCCCCTAAAGTAATTATAGACTAGACATGGACCATCGGAGGTTAAAAATCTTACCTCATTACTTTTTGCTACCAACTCAGCTTTAACTATTGTTAAATGGTTAAAATCTTCCATTGGCGCACCAACATATTGTAATCCAATAGATCGAGTAAGTAAATAAATACCCTTACTAGATTTAAAGAATAAACCTTGTGGAGTTAGGACAACACTATTCTTAACGCTACAACCTACATCAGAAGATACAAGTTGAGGTTCAGTAAAATTATCCTGTTGCCCTAGATTATTCGGTCCATCTCCTGAAAGATAAAAGATAGCATTTTCTTTAAAAATTATAAGCTTATCATCCATTCCTTTTAGAGCTACTATATCACCCCCTACTTGAGATGTGAGAATAGAAAGAGAATCATTAAACTCTACTCCTACGTTCTCACTTAAAAGTTTTGAATATCTAAGTTCTAATTTATCTTCTAATCCAGCTAAAAATAGTCTGTTTTTAAAACTCCCTATTATAGAACATGAAGGAGGACTAATATTTTCTAAGACTCCACCAGTAGTATAAATTATTTCGTTTGCAGATAAAGGAGCAGTTCCAGTTGAGTCAGGAGTTATATCATTAAATTGAATCATATCATAACCACTATAGTTTAAAATAGGGTTAAAGGTTTGATCTTGAGTAGCACTACTATCAGAATCTGTTTTATAAAAAACAGTTCCACTTGCGGCTGTTCTATAAAGTTCTAAGTAAACATTAGATTTTTGAGTAAGTGGGAGTGTTGGTATTTGTACTACTAGATTAGCTAGAGTACTTGTTCCGGTTGAAGTCCAGATTCCTCCCTCATTAAATCCTGAACGATGAATATTGCCTTGAGCATCAGTCCAACTGTAAATTGCTCTATAACTATAAGTTTTTTGTTCATCAAATACGCCAGTTCCTGTACCGTCTGTGACTATCAAATTATCAGGAGGGTAATTAAAATTTTCTTCTGTTAAAACATTTCCATCATATGCTTTTAACTGTCCACCTGCAAAGTGCAAGTTGTCTCCAATAGAAGCAGTTTGGTTTGTAATTTCATTACTGAAGTTTAAGATACTAGAATTAATTCCATATAAACTATAAAAGTTACTAACATCCCCTACTATCTTTCCCTGTATTCCACCTACGAATAAATATTTCTCACTAGTAATTTGAGGAATAGGACTAAGACTAGCTATACGATAAACAGCATTAGGGTTACCAGAACCATCATAGTTATAAAATGCAGTAGAATCATTAGCTCTTACCCTAGGAGTTCCCAATAAAGGTCCTGCTACTCCCTGACTAATCTTAGCTTGAACAGTTCCATCAGATTTCATAGTAAAATAAGTAGCATGTAATTTAGATTCTCTTATTACATTTATATAATTATTAATATCTTGACTAAAAGCTTTAGAAGCTAAACCTACTCCTCTAGCTATAGTTCCATCTACTGTTGTAGTACTCGTACTTCTATTATGAGTGGCTTTACGAATAAGAGGTAAATTCCACGTATAACCGTTGGCTGTTGCTCCTGCTGCTCCAGTTCCTGTAGCTATAGTATAAGTCCAAGGTGCAGTTTGATAACATTGATAAAAAACTTCAAAGGATATGTTATCTAAAGTAGCACAAGTAACATTACGAGCAGTAGTAACGGCTGTTCCACTAACAGTAGTTACATCTTCAATAACTACAGGAGCTAAGTTTTGTACCCCTCCTCCTGTCATAACTGCAAAGTTTACTACATCATTACTATCAACAGTTGTAACAGCTATTTTTCCATCAGATAATTTTACACAATCTAAAGCATATTGAGGAGCTATAGATGAAGCACCAAAAGGGTCAGAAGCTCCACTTAAACTCCAACTCTCATTAACTGTTTTAACCCTCAAATCATTACTACTATCATCATGATAACATATAGCTAAGAAAGCATCGCCTCCTACTAAATCATGTAGGGCATCTCCAGTAGTAGATTCTAAATCAGATACAGCTTGAGCTGCTCCAAAGGCATTTGTCCCATTAGGAGCAAGAGTAGTTCCAGAAGTTAATGTTAATCCGGTTTTAATATAACCTTCTAAATCAAACTGTTTAAGTTGAAGCGAATAAGTTGTGCCAGATAATTCTGCATAAGTAAGAGATATTTGTCCATTAAATGCAGCCATTCTTACACGAGATAAAGTAGTTGTACCGGAAGGAACATCAGGTACAGTTTGATCATGTAATACGTAACTATCACTATCTCCATCTAAGATTGAAAGTTTAAGTTCACTATTTGATATGTAAGCAAATACTTGATAGTTATTAAAAAAGGCACAGTTTAAATCTTGTTGTTCAAAACCATTTTGAACTATTACCTTAGACTTAGGAACAACAGAATCATAACTCCCTTCACTAACCCAAGCGTTAGCAGCAGAAGAATAAGAATAAATTTGATCTTTAGAAATCCATACAGGTTGATCTTTAAAGTTAGCTATACCTGTTACAGACTGTAAAGCTGTTCCACCAATTCCTTGTGAACTAACTTCATCGTATCCAAATCTTTTATTAAACTCAGCTTCCTTATCAAAATTGATGTTTTCTAAATTAGAAAAACTACCCAAAGGTAACTGCTTAGGGTCAATCTTAGTGTTGATACCCTGGTTTAATGAAAGAGGTACGTTTTGTTTCTGCAAAGGCATACCAGTCTCCTATATCACTAGCCAACTAGAGGATGTTTCGTCTGCTATAAGGGTAGCACTCCCATAATCAGAAGATATAACAAGAGTAGCTGCTCCATCTATAGTGTCTGAACCATTAGGGTCTATAGTTATATTATTAGTTCCTGCAGCTCCACTTAAATCTTTTATGACGAACATTCTACCGTCCGAACTTGCACTTACTCCAGAGCCTATTGCTGGTAAATCAACCTCTAAAGCTCCAGCATAATTACAGGCATAAATACTTTTATTATCTCCTTCACTTACAGCATAAGGAGTAGCGTTAACAGGTCCTACTCTAAGTGCAAGAGTATTAACTGAAACTCCAGTAACGTTAACAACACCTCCAGAAGTAATTTGAATTTGCTGATTGTTAGCATTGTTCCAATATAAGTCTCCAGCAGTTCCACCTGCAATAAGAGAAGTCCAGTAAGTCGTACTAGTAGCTGGAAAAGCTGTAGAAGGACTATTTTCTTTTTTCAGGTTTAAGAACTTCATATTGGTAGCAGCATAAGAAGTTGTAGACTTTTCAAAGTCAACAGCTCCATCTATAGTTATACCTGCTACACCAATCTGCGCTCCTTTATTTGAACTATGATCATGAGAGTCAATAGCAGTAAGAGCAGTATTTACATCAGTAGCCCACGTAGGACCTAGCCGTTCCCCAGGTGTGGGAAGGACTAATTGCATATAAGTAGTTGTACTTGTTTCAGCCATTTTTATTTCCTTAAAAAATCCATAGGTTTACTGTTACTGCTCCACTAGCCTTTAGCTTCAAAAATAGTTTTCTGTTCCCATAGTCTCCAGCGTCTTCAAATACAGTTTGTGCTGCAGACTTTCTAATAACAATATAACCTCTAGGTTTACGTCCTAGTTTATGTTCTATATCAGTAAATGTAGAAGAGTTTAAAACTACATCTTCTACTATAACTCCATCAATTATAACAGCATTAAGAACAGGAGTTATAACTTCTTCTATATGATCTTGACCAATGTTAAATTCTCTAGCCATTGGAAAATCAGGTGGAATAAAAGCTTTTTTAAATTTCTTAATCATGTAGTAGTCCTTGAAAACCAGAATTTATTATTAGACATATAAATGTCTGTCACTGATAAAGGATTGTCAGCATCTCTATTAGCTGCTGCTACGGTAATTCTTTGCCTTAGCTCTGCTTTCTGAGTCATAAGAACAGTTACATCACTTTCTTCTTTTTGCATCATACGAATTGCTGCAAATGTTACAACATACTCTGCATACCCATTAAGATCGTCCCAGAGTGTAGAAGTATCTGTACTAGATGCAAATTGAGCAGCAGTAGGAATATACCAAATTTTAACTTCTCTCACTCCATCTGGTTTAGGAGTAAACACAAGGTTTCCCCCTACTAATCTATATCTTAAATTAGCTAAGCCTAGAACACTCCATGTTCCCCAATTTTGATAAATATTACGTTCATTAAAATTAAATGGGCTTATAGTAAAAAAATCAGAGCCGTTGATTTTAGCATCTATACCTCTTAACTTGTAAAAATCTGTTATAGCTAAATCATAAGCAGACGTAGAATCGTTAATAGGATAACTATCTATACTAGCTGCAGTGTTAAAAGTAGAACTTTGAACATAGTAGTCTTCACCATACTCTTGAATAAGTATGTCAGTTAATTCTGATATTCCTGCGTTAATATAAGTTACTAACTCCGCATCTTGAACGAAGTTATTATTTTCCATGTCTGATCTCTGTCTCGCACGAGACATAAGAGTAGCTATAGTTACAGCAGCCATAATAACCCCCTAAAAAAGAGGAGCCGAAGCTCCCCTAGTATTTATCGTCGTCTTTCTTTTCCATACTAGAAACACACTTTTGGATAAAACCCTTTAAAGCCCGAGCAAACTTTTCTTTGTTATCATCTTTAAATGAATCAAAGATTGCGTCTACTTCAGCTCTGTAAGAATTATAGGCAGAATCGTGTCCACCTTTATCCATAAACTCTTCGTTGGATTTCTTACCATCTTCGTAAGAACTTTTTTTCTTTCCAAACTTCTCCATTATAGAGACTATCATCGCTCCTTTGTCTTTCTTAGGACCCATCATAATCATGATTTACTCCTTAACTTACACCAACACCAGGCTGATTAGAGTTTTTCAAAACTATATGAAATTTAACAGTATCACCAGCTCTAAAAGCAGCACCAGTACCACTAGCATTCATACCATAAGCAGTAAGGATTCCATCAGT